GACAAAAGATATTAAAAAAAAGCATTCGGACAGAAAGTTTATAGTAGTATGTAGTTGGCCCGAAGTATTTCTAAATAATCCACACATAGACAGAGTATATCAACTTGGTAGGACTCAGCATTTTTACAAAGATTATATTGAAAATAAAGATGTCATTGTTTTTAGACATGAACCATATCACCAAAGTGGGCACATCACTCGCAAGAATCATATTATCAAAAGTTGGTGTGAGTTACTTGATATTGAGTATACCAACCAATTACCATTAATTCAACCCAACGCAGTTCAACTCATGAAGTGTGGTACGTGGACTCGTAACAAACCACTACTAGTTCTACAGACGTGTGGTGGGGTAATGTCATCAACTGCACTATCATACGCATGGGCACGTGACATTCCACAAGAGATAGCTGAATCTATAATAACACATTTCAGTCAAGCATATCATATAATGCACGTGACACGGAGAAATGGATACACCCTACATAATGTAGAACGTATCGACTATGAGATGAAAAATATGGACTTATTCAGTCTACTTGCAGCATCGTCTCGTCGAATATTAATCGATTCTTCTTTACAGCATGCAGCTGCATCGATGGATATGCCATCAACTGTGCTATGGGTTGGAACATCACCTATTAACTTTGGTTATACTATGCATAATAATATTATGGCAAAATCTCCAACTATACAAAATCACCTAATAAATTCATACTTATTCGACTATCAATTCGAAAATAATGAATATGAATGTCCCTATAATAATGTGTCTGATATGTTTGATTTAAGTACGATATTAACTTAGTCAAATTCAACTAATTTTGAATTACTTATATTATATGTTATATTAGAGTTTTAACTAATTAAATTATATAATATATGAGTAACGAACAACCACTAAGTGATGCAGAAATTAATACAATCAAGGCATTGCAGCAAAAAAAGCAGTCATTTATTCGTGAATTCGGAGAGTCTGAAGTTCAGAGTAGATTACTTGATCACAGCAGACACAATTTAGAAACTAACTTCGCAGAACATTTAACACATGAGAGTGCATTCTATGCCGAATTGCGAAATACGTACTCCAACGGTATGGTTGATTTAGACCGATTAGTCTATATCCCATCAAATTAATAGTAAATATTACAAAGTTGAAATTATTTAGGTAATTTCAACTTTTTTTTTAATACTTATAGTGTATACGGTCGATATGCCATGTGTGTATAGTTACGACTTTGAAAAATTTAAAAATATATAAATTGGAGATTATTTAATGGCTGAAAAATTTGTGTCACCTGGTGTATTTACTCGTGAAAACGATGCATCATTTTTACCTCAAGGTATTGCTGATATTGGAACTGCCGTAGTCGGCACGTTTCCAACAGGTCCTGCGTTCACACCAGTGGTGGTTCGTTCGATCGATGAGTTTAGAACTAGATTCGGCGGAGAAGATAGAAATTACTATGCGACATATGCCGCTAAGAATGTTTTAACGAATGCCAATCAAGTTACCATTGTACGTGTTGGTGAATTGGGTGGGTATAATCACACGGGTCATTCAATAACGGCAACTACGGACATAGGTGGTGTGGCTGGCGAAACAAGTGTTATCATGCTTGCACCTGCGAGAGGAGTTACTGCACTGACGGTGACTAACGTTGCTGTTGCCGGAGCGACTATTGAATTAACAGTTAATGGTGTTGATTACATAGCATCATTTGACCCAACCGCTGAGAATTACTTTACTAAGGTATTTGGTACAAATCCACTTGGAATTAAAAGTGCTTATGTGTATTCCCACGCAGAAACGAGCAACCGAAATATAGATGACTACACCGACATTACTGTTGCGAATGCAACTCAAGCAATTGATTTCGATAATCAAAACGCACAGAGTGCAGCAACTCCATATGTTACATCACAAAATATTAATAACACAGTCTATAACTTATTTAGATTTGTGACATTAAATACTGGAACAGATACAAATACACAGACAAAAATCTCGATTCAAAATGTGAAACGTGCAGGTGAAATCGGTGATGTCTATGGTAGATTTGATGTAATCATTCGTGCATTCAGTGACACTGACGAACGACCTGTCGTGTTGGAGAGGTTTTCTGGTATAAATTTAAACCCATCATCCCCTAACTTTATCTCACGTGTTATTGGAGATAACTATCGAACAGTCAATGAGTCTGGTGATTTAACGACACACGGTGATTATCCAAATGCATCAATGTATGTTCGAATGGAAGTTGCCGACGGATTTGATACATTTCCACCTACTGTGGTACCTGCAGGATTCGGTGGATATAAAATTCCATTCGATAGTGGAACTATAAGTGAATTACCACTAGCAGATGTAGGCACGTCTGCACGGATTCACTATGGTATAGACTTCGACGGATCTACCGACTGGACTGCATACATAGCACCCAAGTCAGACGATTCTACTGATGTAACTAGTCCCTACACATTACCAGATGCATTGTTTGCTACCTCTGCAACATCCACGACAATTCAAATACAGAGAAGGTTTACCATTGGGTTTGAGGGTGGATTTAATGGAGCAGCTCCTAACTTGGTTAAACACTTAGGCACTGAGGTTAATAGTGCAGCTAATGTGGGTGGATTAGATTTCACGAATGTTAACTCAAGTGGGTCAGTTGCATTTACACGTGCATTAAATGCGATTTCAAATCCATTAGAATTTGACTACAACCTTCTTCTAACACCAGGTATTTCTAAAGATTACGGTGGGTCTGTCATAGATAGAGCACGTGAAATTGTGGAAGATAGAGCAGATGCATTCTACATTGCAGACTTAACTTGGATTGCGCAGTCGAATGACAAAGCAATAGCAGATGCAGCGGCGTACAATTCGTCATACATGGCATCATACTACCCATGGGTTAAAATAGTAGACACTAGTACTACACGTCCGATGTGGGTTCCACCATCTGTTGTTATGGGTGGTGTATTTGCGTTTAGTGATGCAATATCAACTGAGTGGTTTGCTCCTGCTGGATTAAACAGAGGGAATATCACTCAAGCAATTGACACATATAAGAAGTTAAAGCGGTCGGACATGAATTTGCTATATGATAGTAAAGTAAATCCAATCGTATCATTTCCTGGACAAGGTATTACTGCATATGGACAAAAGACACTGCAAACATCGTCGTCTGCATTAGACAGAATCAACGTACGTCGTTTGATGATTAACTTGAAGAAATTCATTAGTTCAGCATCTAGATTTTTAGTATTCGATCCAAACACGTTGACAACTAGAAATAAATTTCTATCATTAGTTGAACCTTATTTGGACTTAGTCCAACAAAATCAGGGTATATTTGCGTATCGTGTTGTTGTGGATGATACGGTGAATACACCAGAGGTGATTGATAGAAACCAACTGATTGGTAAAATATTTATTCAACCTGTAAAGTCTGCTGAATTTATCGTGTTAGACTTCAATGTATTACCAACAGGTGCAGAATTTGCTTAGTAAATTCTAACCTAAATTACAAAGGAACTCATAATGAGTTCCTTTTTTTTTTGCATAGCACTCAATTACAGTTACTTGGATTGACATATCAATTTTCTTAATATTAAAAAATAAATACCTTACATTTTTAAAACTAAATAATATTTATAGTAAATGAAGGAATTTTTTATATGGCAATCACCGAAAACTTATTTTACACTGACTATGAACCAAAATCGCAAAATAGGTTTATATTCTCATTTAATGATGCAGACATACCTGCATATCTAGTCAAGAGTGGTAGCAGACCAAATGCGACTTCCACTAGAAAAGAAATTGATTATATCAACACCAAGAGATACTATGCTGGTAAGTATGCATGGGAAACTATGGACGTAACATTTCAAGACCCTATCGTACCCTCAGGTGCTCAAAAAGTCATGGAGTGGTTTAGACAGCACTACGAATTTAGCACAGGTGCCGCTGGTTATGCAACTGCATACAAAAAAGATGTTAATTTAGAAATGCTAGGGCCTGATGGTACCATCGTAGAACGATGGACATTGAAGGGAACCTTTATAGAAACGGCAAATTTTAATGAACTAGACTACTCAACTGATGATTTAATGGACATTACTGTTACATTATCATTTGATTATGCAACATTAGAATTTTAATATTCTAAGATTATGGACAATGTTGCTATTGCACTTAAAGATTCTTATATTAAGTTAATCTATGAGAATTTTTAACATGCTAATATGTCAAACGTGCGGAAAAGAATACAAAACCAGCAGATGGCTGAATAAGCACATCGAATCGGTGCACTCTATAGAAACTTACGTCGAACAAAATTCTGCATTAATAAAGATTCCCAACACAAATAAGTTACGACTTGTACCAATTATTAAACGAGTTTCTCGAAAGTAATATTAAAAAAACAAAAAAAGTTATATGTTAACAGAAATTATAGAATTACCATCTAAAGGTAATCTTTATCCAAAAAGTCATCCACTATCGAGTGGTGTTGTTGAAATAAAATACATGACAGCCCGTGAGGAAGATATACTGACGACCGAGTCTTATATTGAAAAAGGACTAGTACTGCAAAAATTACTAGATGCTGTTATCGTTACGGAGGGAGTATCTTCCAATGATTTACTAACAGGTGATAAGCAA